CCTTATATCCGATAGGTTTATGTGGTCTACCGCATTGCAACAGAGGTTTTTAAGACCCCTTTTTTTATACCCCCGACTCATTTTCAAAAAAAAAATTCGACCTCTTTTTTCCAGAGAAAATTTCAGTAGGAAAAAATTATTTTCTGAAGGGTCTTATATTAAATATCAAAATACTTTTTTTATTTTTATATACGGGTGTTTATTTTTTCTCCAAAACTACCCAAGACTGTTACTGAATAGTCTTGCTGTTTATAGTCTACCGGGCCTTGTTCTGTGTAGTGTCTGTAAATACCTTGAGATTCCAGCTTGGTCTTTTGGGTATGACAAGCAATACATAGACCCTGAAATAAGTTAATCAGGAATTTGTTTCTATCCTGCTTATGAGGAAATACGTGGTCTATTGCTTCGGTAGGAGTAATGATGCCTCTGGACAAACAAGCCGCACAAATAGGGTTTCTGGACTGAATACCTGCGCGTATAGACTTCCACGCAGTCGAGTTATACAGCTTTGCATTATGGCCGTATTTCTCTGACCGTTTGCCGCCGTGTTTCTCGCAGGAATTTGTGCCGAACGACTTTGCCTCTTTACATCCCAAAAAATTACACTTATTTGGCGAAGGTACGCTAGGCATTAAAATTGATTTGTTTGATTAAACTTTTATTTACAATTCTTTGTAACTGTTTTTCTTTACTTTTTTGTCTGTAGTATTGTTTTGCATACATACGTTTACATTTTAAACACCTAGAGTTACCTGCTTTTTTATAAGAATTTTCAGGTGTTTTCAATGCGCCACATTTAAATGTTTTTTTCACCCAAGAAACCGCAGCTTGTAAAGAGTAGCGTCAACCAAAGCAACGGCTTCATCAATCAAGTTCTGAATCTCAGTGTCTTGCGGTAGCTGTGCGCGGTGCTGTGTGATGCAATCATTAACACCAATCAGGGTTTCAATCGGATTAACTGGTAACTGGTATTCATTGGTGTAACCGTCAATGATTCCATACTTACCTTGATACGCTTCCGCGATAGCGTCAGCAATATCAACAATCTCTGCGTAGTAATCGCCAAGTGCTACATGCTCGGCATAGCTTCTAGTTTGTAAATGAAGGATGTGCGTACTGGTCGCACTGTGGAACAGGCATTGAATTAATTTAGCGCAATGTGATTTATCCATTACCTGTTCCTTATTTCATTACGGCAAAAAGTAAACGTAAATATTTTTTGGGCCGACTTTTGGCTGATGTTCGGCAAGTGATTTTTCACGCAGAACTCTACCCCTTCGGCAAAGATTAGACAACGTGGTTTTTACGCACGATTCCTTTGCGTCTGTTTTTTGAGCAATCAACTTCGCTGTCAGTTTTGTTTCGTTTTTCAGTAGTTCCATAATGCGTTTGGTTACAACCATCTTGTTTTCTCCTGTAAGGAATTGGAACTGTCAATATACCAGATAAATAGTAATTGTCAAGATTTATCAAGCCTTGCGTTTGCCAGTTCATCCAAATATTTTTCCGGGTATCTTCGGGCCAGTTTTCGGATGTTTTCTTGGGCAAGTTCATCAAGACTGCATCCAAGAGCGTTAGCAGCAAGAGCAACAAACCACAAAATATCACCGATTTCTTCACGGGCGTTTTCCCTATCTAGTTCATTTCCGTAAATCTGCCAGCGTTTAATACAATCGGCAAATTCCCCCACTTCACCAGTAAGACCGTAAACAGAATGGGTAATATCAAAACTAAAATCACCATCTTTTTTGGTACGCATTGCCAATTGTTTATATTCATCAAAGTTCATTTTGTTCTGCCCATTCATTTTTAGTTACCCAATAATCTTGAAGCAAACAAATACCTAATTTCGGCTTTAAATCATCAACCATTTCTTCAGGACATTTAATTCCGCGAATCATGTGCTTTGTTGCTTCCTTAAAAATCCCTAACTTTCTTGCTTTGTCGTAATATTTTCTTTGGTGCCGCTTAAAGCTGGAAAGTATTGTGTATTGTTTGCAAACACTCATTACCTGATTAGCGTCTAACATTTGCCCTCTCTATGCAAGATTGACATTTCCATCGCTGGCCGTTTTTACTCTTTGTGCGTATCCACTTGCCCTTCATCATCGGCTGATACGATTGGCAATTGGAGCAATACCGCCGCCCCATATAATTCTCTACTGCCGCTGTCATTTTTGTTTTTTCTTCCCGCGTAATCATTTGATAATCTCTTAATAGTTTTTTTGTGATGTTCCATCCAATCCGAGGGAATGTAACCGTCTAAACCACCCTCAATCCTTTTGAATTTAATATAAGGATGGTCGCAGGTTCCGCTTTTTTTGTGTTTTAACTGAAACTCAGGAGTGCAATCAGTACAAAACCAAGATGTAAATGAAGGTTTTTGTTGCGATGCAAAAGTTTTCCATTCCTCAAATTGTTCGGGTTTAGAACAATTAGGAACTCGTTTAACGTGAAACTTTAACAAATCTTTTAAGTCTGAATTCATCATTTCAATTTATACCTGTCTCTACACGGGGCGCATACATCGTTAATCAATCGTCCACTCCATTCGCCGCACAAATCACAATCCCCCGGTTCGCCTTTTTCTAAAATCGCACGTTTCCTGACCTCTTTAATTTGACCGTCAAGAACTTTTTGCGCGTAATCATTCGCAGTATCTATTTCGTCCGACATTTAAACACCCCAATTTTTCTTTGTATTCATCAATTTTTTGTTGAATATCTGACCTAGTAAATTTCATTGTTTGATATTTCAACCGCATAAGTTCGTCAAAAACAGAATAACCGTAAGTCTTGATAATGTATTTTGAGTAATCATCCTGCCTACCGCCCATGTAATGATTACACCGCGTACACTGAACACCTACGTTTCGTTCATCCCATCGCACCGACCTATGCTGTCTTTTAATAAAATGGCCGCAGTCGGTTTCTTTCCAGTGAAATAACTGATTGCAAGTTACACATTCAACCGTTCCGCCTTCGTCGGCCTCTTTTAATCTGATGTATTGACTAAATACTTTATCCAGTTTTTTTTCTAAATCAGATAGGCTTTGACTTGTTTTTCGCTTCTTGGATGTTTTTCTTTCTTTTGCATTGATATGTGCAACCACAGTTATTTCCTTTTTTCCAATCGCCGCAAGAACCCCATTTCTTTTCAATCATTTCAACGTATATTTTTCGCATTGTTTTACATGGTTCCCGCTGAATAAATCTCTCTCTGTCCGTTTCTAAATTAAAATCGTAAATGCAATCGGACATTCTCTAGTTCTTCAATCAATCGGGCGATTTTTTCTGGCGGCGGCGACCAAGTGTTAATAGCTCGTTTAAAAGCAAGAATTACCATATCTAAATCTTCTTCCTTAAAAACAACCATGTGGTGCAAATCATCTTTCATGTGTTTCATGTAGAATTTCCTTGTGCTGCCGGTTTTGCCCCGCCTCCCCTGCGGGGCTTTTTTTATTGTTGCTTTCTAATTACCGATGGGAATTGTTGATTTAATACTTGCATACGATATTTAGCGCATGTAAATGCAATATCCGTTTGCGCTGCGTTTGTCGGTTTAAAAGAAAACTCAAGAATGTAAATTTTCCGTTCCCTTAAATATTTTATTGCTTCTTGTAGTTTATTTTCCATATTAAAAAGTATTTCCTTTTAAAATTTCTTTGTGCCGCTGTTTGTGGCATGGCTGACAAAGCCATATAACATCCAATGGTTTGTCGTAATCTTCGTGGTGAGCAACAGAATTTTTATTACCGCACCGTACACATAAAGATTTAACAATCTTCCCGCTAATAATGGCCCTTTTTACAGCGCTATGTGCGCTACTCCTACGTAAATCCTCCGCCCTCCAAGCTTTAACTATTTCTATGCTTAATTTAATGCGATGAGGAAGTTTTGCTCTTTTTCTATCGTATTCTCTAATACGCTCAATGTTTTTATCGCGATGTTTTCTAACATCCGATTTAGCGCACAACTTGCATTTGTTAAGGTGTCCGTCAGCCATTCCCTTATGCTTATAAAATTTAGTTAATGGCTTGACGGACTCGCACTTAAAACATTTTTTAGAACTGGTCATGTCGCGCTCCTGTGCAAGGTAACGCGACCATTATAAACCAGTTCTAATTAAAAGGGATATCGTCTTTCATGTTCATAATGGTGTCCTTTTGCTTTGTAGATTGATGCCCCTGCGTCGGCTCTTGAACCGCAAGGCTCATATACTTGTTTCCTTCTTTTGACGTTTTAATCCAAGCACTGAGATAAAAGTCTTTTCCGTTTACGTTTAGCTTGCCTTTGTAATCCGGTTGCTTTTCCGTTTCTTTCTTGTCGTTTTTAAACAATGCGCCGCTGTTTGTGTTGTCGTATGACATATTAGGCTCCAATTACGTTATCAAAAAGTTCATCCACTTCCGCAAGAAACTTAATTGCTGCGGTTTCTACTGCACTTAATTCTTCTTGTGTTGGCTCGTAAAGTTTTACGAACATCTGTTGCTTCGGCGGAAATCTAGGGTCGTAAGATACAAACCATATTTTTTTCCTGCCAGTGCAAAGTGCTTGAACGCACATCTGAGGCTTATATTCTTCTGGTATATTATCTTTGTCAAGTAAATATTTAAGATGCGTCGTTGAGGATGGACATTTGGTTTCAATCAAAAATCCGTCGCTTGTAAACCCATCTGGCGATGCACCAAAGTTTTCGATTGTTGGGTGCGGCACAAATCCTACGTCTTGAATCAAAATACCCGTTTCATTTTCAAACTTTTCTTTTGCCAATGGCTCATGGTCAATGCCCCATTGCATCGCAGCATTTACGTATTTCGGAACGATAATATCTGTCATTCGTTCAGTAACAATTTCCATTTTTAGTTTTACTCGTTCTGAAGCATCAGTTCCTTTTTTAGTAAAACTCATTGCATCGGCCATGCGAGAAGCGGTCAGCTTGCCTATGCGCTGATTAAACCAACTGCCATTGCCTTGTTGTTTGTTTTCTTCTCTCATTTCAATTTACCTTTTGCGGCTTCTTTTTCTTTCGCCATCATCATCCGTTCATCAGTGTTCATAGCAGTCCAAATCTTTTGCAGTTCATCCAAAGAATCTGCGTTTTCGATTTTAAACTTTAGGGTTTCGTAATCACCGCAATTTTCTTTGTTAAATACTTCTTTCAAAACAGAAGCGTTACCATCGTCATCTTCAGGAGCAATACCAGAAGCTGCCATCAATGAACCCCGGCGGCAATACGTCAACGCACTCATATAACCTTGCGCGTCACCTTTAACCGATGGGAAATACAACTTCCCGCCAGAAAGCTGTTCGCCGGATTCATGTAGAAACAAAGTTTCAACAACTACCCCATCGTCGTGCGGGTGCGTGATTTGAATTAGTGAGATTCCGTTTGCGTTTAAAGCATCCATTACAGCGTCAACGCAACTCGCAAGGTCTGCGTATTTACTTTTATAATGCGGATTGAGTCTGCTTTTGAGCGCCGGAGAAAATTGTTTCTGTGCCGCAAGAAATGCTGTTGCTATCTGTTTCATGTTTTGTCCTTTCGTATTCGTTTAATATTTCTACTAATTTATCAATGTAATATTGACTTTTAAATTGGTGTTCTGGATTTTCTTTACAAAATGTAGCTAAACCACAAAATCTACCTAAAGCGATTGCTTGCGCGTCTGTCATTTGTCACCCCCTGATTGCAACTGTAAACTGTCAATTTGAGTAAGTCAACAATTATTTTTGGGGTCTTGCAACTTGCAAAAAATGGGGTTAATATCAATTTGCCTGTGAAAAAGACAGGTCGCTCTTGGCGGAGCGTGTAGCAGAGAGAAACCCATACGCATTGGGTTTCGGTTGAGATAATGTGACTTTCCTCTGCTTGCACATCATCACCGCCGCGACCTGAAACCCAAGCCGTATGGGTTTTTTCATTGGCCGCACTGTCCGCGATAGCAAAGAGCCTGAATGGGCTGCTGACAAGAATACACATGGAGCGTACTCACACGGTGCGTATCCTTCGCGGCGTGTCAGAGAGCGACTGCACAAAATAGACGGTCTATAGGTGAGACAAGCCTTCTATTGATGAATCTCTGCCTTCGGGTGCTGTAGGTATCTCAGGAATCATTGAGACACTGGCAGAAGTGATGTGGGCTATCACCTTTGGGGAAGCTATGCTTATAAAAAACGATTCATTTTTACAGCAAATAAAAGATTTTCGTGGGCTAAGATTTAATTCAATTTCCCCAACCGACATTGATGGGTTTCTTGATTTTGGAAATAGATTATTTGTTTTTATAGAAACTAAGTTTGGGGATTCGCAGCTTCAATACGGCCAGCGTTTAGCTTTAGAACGTTTGTGCGATGCAACTCACAATCCGCCATCGCGCAATTCGATTGTTTTAATAACCCGGCACAATACCCAAACTGGTGAAAAAATTGATTTATCCGAAAGCATTGTTGTTCAATATCGTTTTGATAAAAAATGGGCAAGCTGCGAACCAATTTCTTTGCTAGATACAATAAACTTATTAAGAATCAAATACTTACCATAAACACAAAAATAATTATTGACTTTTATATTATTGACTGTTTATGATGTATTCACCTTAACAAAGGAGATACGACATGACACAAAACGACATTATTAAGACGCACTTTAAGAAACATAAAACCATCACTACCCTGCAAGCGTTTTCCATGTATGGAATCACGCGCCTTGCATCACGAATTTTGGAACTGCGCGAATCTGGAATGAAGATTTCCGGTTATATGTTTCCAGTGAAAAATCGCTTGGGTGAATTTGTAAACGTAAAAAAATATTACGTTGTCAAATGAAATGACAATTAAATTTATATCTGATTGCAAGTGTTTGGCTTATCCGTGGCCGCACGAATTTGGCTTGGGAGATTGCGGTATTAAGATTGAAAAGATAGACACAAACGAGGGCGATGATTACAGCGCCGACTACCGCGCCGACGACCCGCGCCGTGGACAAGCTGCCGGATTAAATTCGCTGATAAGAAAGACAATATGAATAATGAATTTGAGATTTTCTGGAAAGCATATCCTCGACGGGTAGCAAAAGCTGTCGCAAGAAAAGCATGGATGCAAACCGCAAGGATTAGACCGCCGCTTGAAGAATTGCTTAAAGCCATTGAAACGCAATGCGAGTCTGAACAATGGCAAAAGGACGGTGGACAATACATTCCGCATCCTGCTACTTGGCTTCGTGGTGAACGCTGGTCTGATGAAATGGAAATTAACGTAAAGCCAAAGCAATCGCAAACATTGTCCGCAATTTACAGTCTGCAATTACTTAAAAATGGATAACGTCAATCATCCCAAGCATTACACAAATCATCCATCTGGAATTGAATGTATCCAAGTAACTGAACACATGAATTTTTGCCTCGGAAACGCCATTAAGTATTTATGGAGAGCAGATTTAAAAAACGGGGTAGAAGATTTAAAAAAAGCAACTTGGTACATCAACAGAGAAATTCAGCGGAGGGAAAATGTGGTTAAGGAATGAAATTGTTGATGGTCTGCAAAGGTTAATATCTTTGAGGCTAAGAAACGCTCCTTCAGCGGATACGGTTACTGCGACTGCCGTTGTCTGGTTTGAAACGATAGCCAGCAGACCTATTTTATGGGATGAAAGGCTAGACAAGAAACGCATTAAAACGGCTTTTAGCGAGTTGTGCGCGACAGTTGATAGCTTCCCCGCACCCGCCCAGTTCCTGCGCGCCCTGCCGCCCCGTCAACAAGCGTTGTGCCTTCCAGCGCCGACAGACAACAAAATTACGCAACAGAATAAGAAACTTCTTGATGATTTAATGAGAAAGTTAAAAAAGGAAAATACATGATTCCAAATGAACGCGCCGAATCCCTAGAGCGAGACAAGGCCGCGCTACAAGAATCACTTGCTACGTGGCAATCGCTGGCAGAGGAGCTGCACAAACTATTTCCAATCGACAACGCAATGGACGAAGGGAGTGGTAATGAAACTTAAACGTATCGCAGCAATGCCGTTTGCCTTACTCGCTGACGTTGTTAGCTGCGGGAATATTGGCGGCAATCGGTCTTTTACTCAGCAGGTCATGGATGCAGAGAAGCGGGAGCGTGAAACAGAAGAAGCCGTTGAATTGCTAAAACTACTGATAAAGGCCACTAAATGACCGCCTCAAGTATGACCTTTCTAACCGAACTGAAAGAAGTCCTAGCAAACGCTAATAACGCACTCGCCGGAGTATTCCTCCGCACTCACGCCAAAGAAATCATCGCGCTGGTGGAGGCGGCTGAAAATCTGATTAACTCACCTGACGAAGATTCAGACGCTAATGCTTACTTTGAACTTCAATCTGCCCTCGCCGCGTTCAAGGAGCAACCATGAAATCTCGTATTGAGGAGTTGGCTAAAGGATTGTTTAATCCGTTGGGCCGCGACAGATATTTAGATGATAGTGAATTGCGGATTATCAATGAACACATCACCACCGCAGTCAACGAAGCCCTTGAACTGGCGGCGATGGAGTGCGATTACTACGCCAAGCAATCAAGCAATCCGATGAACTTCTCCGAGAACTGCGCCGAAGCCATACGGAATCTCAAAGTCTAGGAGGATTTATATGTGGGCGTGTGGTGAAATTGGTAAACACAATACATTGCTTTTCTTAAAATTATTTATATAATGTAAGTAAGCGGGCGTATTCCAATCGGCAGAGAAAGAGAACTTAAAATTCTCAAAGTGTGAGTTCGAATCTCACCGCCCGCACCAATTATATAGGTGAAAAATATGAAAGTTTATGGGCCTTATTTAAGAAAAGACAATAGGATGCACGTTATTTTGGTTTATAAAAATGGAAAAAAACAAACAAAATCCTATCCTAAGTTTTTAATGGAAAATCATCTTGGAAGAAAATTAAAAGAACATGAGACAGTAGACCATATAAACAATAATTTTCAAGATAATAGGATTGAAAATTTGCAAATATTGTCTCGTTCAGACAATGCAAAAAAAGAATTATTGCAAATTCATAGAAAAAGAAAATTATTTAAAGGTATTTGTCCGGTTTGCAATATTAAATTTACAAAGTTTTTAAATTATGTTTTAGGAAACTTAAAAAAACAAAAATCAGGGCCGTATTGCAGCAGAAAATGTGCTGGAAAAGGCTCTTATAAAAATCATTGGGAAAAAAAAGCGCTTGCCGGTTCGATTCCGGCCACGCCTACCATTAAGTAAAAAGTCTAGTGCCTTGACGGTCAATAATTAACGCGGATTTTCTTGGTTTAAATTCTGGTGCATTAGGCACAGAAATATGACACCAAGAATCAAATTCTAAAATAATCTGGTCATACGGAATTCCGGCATTAATACATGCCTCAACAACTTCCCGTGGCTTCATTCCCGGCACTCTAATATCCGCAGCGCATCCCAGACGGTGTTGGCTGGTGTCTTTAGAACCTACTGAGTCGTTTACTTGCTTTGACCGGAACCCGCTGTTAATCATTACGGGTTTGCCACCAATAGCGGTTTTAACCTGCTGCAAAAGGGCCGCAAGACGCGACAAGTTAGCTACTTCTTGCTCGTTTGGAGTGTTATCCCATCCATTCCTAGATGCAGACTCCGAACGGGTCAATTCTTCAAGGGTGAAATTGACAGATAGATTCATCTATCTATTTCCTTCGCCGCCCTTTATTTTCTCAACTGACCTCATTGCACCTAATCCGAGCATACCCATAAGAATTTGCATTGTTAGGTTTGTGTCTATAACTGGAAATTCTCCGGTGTAACCAAACCAAACATTGGCGACAAACCTAGCAAACGGCTCAATCAATGCGGCATAGGCAAGCCCGAAGCCGCACGTCCATCCGATAAAAGGTCGCCATGCTGCGACAAACCAATTAACACTTTTTGCTTCTTCAATGTTTACCTGAATTTGCAACTTTGCTAAATCAGTCTCAGCGGCAAGTTGGGCAAGGTCGCCGTTCTGCTGCATCTTTAACAGTTCAAGCTGTGCCGCCGCTTTTTTTTCCGGGTCAGGAAAAAATCTTTCTATTAAACTTTGAGCAGCAGAGAACAGGCCGGATATAACAAGAGGATTCACTTCAAGCCCCAATGACTTAGCAGCCAAGCAAGACCAGCCGCCACACTTGCCCCCGCACCACCAACCAACATCATCATACGCCAGCCACCTTTGCTTTGTTCAAGCAAGTCTCGGATGCAACGTAAGTCCTTTTGCATCAATATCATTTGTTCCGATAGATGCTTAACTTCATTTTCAAGTTGACCATACTCTCGCGGGCTTATTTCGTTCATAAGAGAATTTTCGAAGGTTTAAAAGTGTTTATATTGTATATAACTTCTTCCGGGCCAACAAACTTGCTTGCGTCAAATTCTACGGATTCCCACCAAAGAAATTGATTTTTTGACAAACAATCCCTGCTTTTCAATAAGTTAATGTTCTCTGGATAACCGTAAATCTTAGGGTCGGAAACAGACCACAATACTATCCCTCGTTTTCCAGACAATGAAGCTAAATGCTGGATAAAACTATCGCAAGAAATCCATACTCTACATTCAAGTATTAACTTTTGAATCTCAGGAATTGATAAGTTTTTTCTAAAGTCATTAGTTAATTGTTCTTCACCGTCTATGCCAATTTGAATTACTGGTTCATCTATTTCCGCAAGAACCTCTTTCCAAAATGGATAGTTCTTAGGATTTGTTTTTCCATTGGTTAGTTTTTTGGAGTAAGGGCTAATCAAAATCATAGATATAACTTTCTGTATGCTTTTTCTATGCTTTCAGTCCAATTCCATTCCGCCATTTTCTTGTAAATATTCCACTGGTCTAAATCGCCAAACAATGCGTAGGCTTCCGCAATAGACTTACAAGGTATGATTTCTGGATAACACCCAAATACAACCGGGTTCTTTATCTCTGGAAGAATCTTGCTGAATACTACGTGGTCGCCCATCCCGTTGTTTAAAACAACAATAGTCTTTTGTTTATAATTAATAATGTTTCTAAATATCTTTTCGTCATGGTCAAACATTTCCTGCTTTTGACCTTCACGTATTCCACCTTGCGGGTTTTTCATGTGCCATGTAACAGCGTTAGGCACGACCAACAACTTGTAACCCTTTTGATGTAGACCGTAGGAAAACAATGTTTCTTCCCTATGCGCTACCCTAGACAATCCCAAGTGGTAATCGTGTATCCCCGCACGATACAGAAATGAACAATGTAAATGCTCAACAGACTTTACTTGTTGGATGTTTTTCCATTGAACACTAGGTTCAGTATCAATGTTTTCCAGAAGTCCTGTAGGTTCTGTATTCTCAAAAAACAGCGGTGGAGTTAGTATCGCGCCGCCAATCGCGCCGACCTTTAAAGTGATATGTTTTGATAAATTCTTTAATACGTTAGGCTCTGGTATTGCATCATCGTCAACGCGCCATACCCAATCAAACCCCATTGTATTAGCTGTTTGATGAATATGATGCTGGCCTTTCTTACCGGCAAATAACCATTCCCATTGGATTCCTTTAATGTCTAAAATTCTAAAGAAATGTTGATATAGGAATTCATTTCTCATGTCCTTTGGTTCGTCATTATCATCAAAAATTACCAGTTTATCTGGTAGCTTTGTTTGATTAAGAATCGCATTTAAAACCAAAGGTAACGTAGAAAAGTATCTGCCCTTTGTCGCAACAGAACAGAGAATCTTATTCATTGGTAAAACTCATAATCATCAGATTACATCTATTGTTTTCACTAATTGGGATTGCTTCATTAGTAATATTCCCATGCTCCGAAATATAGTTGATGCTAAATCCAGAAAAGTGCGATTCATTTAATCCATGTAACTTATGATGTTCGCCCCAAAATCCTTTTGGTTCATTCCACGGACAAGTAATTAGAAGTCTTTTGCAATGCTTCTTTAATCTCTCCGCGAGTTCTAATCCATTGTCTAAATGCTCAATAACTTCAAACGCAATGATTGTGTCGTATTGCTCTAGCGTGTAAGTGTTAATGTCTGCGTAAACAAATTCACAATTAGGTTTCCAATCTTGTTCATTGGCAACGCTAACAATAATTGGGTCGTAATCTAGCCCTAAGTATTCAATATCATTAGGAAGAAATTGAACACCGTAGCCAGTAGAGCATCCTATTTCTAGGATTTTCTTGCCTAATAAATTATGGTTTGCCCATTGGTATCTTTGCGTTTCTCTAGGAAAAACAGAGTCGCCTTTAAGAAAGACTGCTCGTTCGTAGTTATTACTTAACTTCCAGCGATACCATTCTGGATTGTGTTTTTTAGCCAGCTTTAATGAATTGATTGAAAATGTATTATTCCAATCTTTTACTAAATTAGAATCATGCACAGTTCCTTCGCCTTCGTGGAAAATAGGGAAGTTACCGGAATACCATTTAGGATTACTGGTAGGTATTTTTTCTAATACAGAATTAAATTTAAACCCTTCGTTTTTTGCTCTTATACAAAAATCAGTATCTTCAGAACCACCTACTTCGTATTGCTCATCTAGCAAACCAATTTTATTAAATACTTTTCTATCTATCATTACGCAAAAGAATATAAGGAACTCAGAGTTTGCTGGTTCTGAGTATTCTTTAATAACTCCGCTTATCCCAAAGTTACTATCTTCTAAAAACGGGGCTTCTAATTGATGCAGCCATTGATTCTTTTGTTGTTCTAACAATAAAACATCATTGTTTAAAAGAATAATTTTTTCTGCGGTAGCAACTTTAATTCCTGCGTTGGTTGCTTTTGCAAATCCAACAGCACAATTATTCCATACCGTTTTTAGGTTCGGTATTGATGTAGACAAGTAATCAAGATATGCCTTTGTGTTGTCAGTGCAACCATTAGCAGAAATTACAAGTTCTATATCTTCCATAGTTGACCACTTGATAAGTGAGTCAACGCATGGTTTAAGGTATTTTTCGCAATTATTATATGTCGGTATAACTATCGTATATTTCATCTTGTATTATTTTATAAAAGTTATGCTCTCGGATATACCAAATCAACATTCTGACCGGCACTAAGTGCAGTCACAAATACAACTTGCGTTCCACTTGTAACAGTAACGTCATTAGCGTTTACCATTCTAACGCCATTAAGATAAACGCTTATTTTTCCTGATACATAAGTAAAGGATGTAGTAAATGTTGTTTGCGAAGCTGTCGAAGTAAATAAATCATAAACAACATTTGTTGGTGTTCCGCTGAATCCGCTAAATCCAGAATAACCTGAAAATCCTGAAGTTCCTACGGCACCACTAAAACCACTGATTCCAGAATAACCTGAAAAACCGGAAATTCCAGATGAACCGTTAGTTCCATTAGTTCCGCTAAATCCAGACCAACCACTAAAGCCACTAATACCGGAAAATCCACTGATGCCGGAAAACCCTGAAAATCCTGAAGTTCCTACGGCACCACTAAACCCACTAATTCCTAAATAACCACTAAACCCGCTGATGCCAGAGTAGCCCGAAAAACCAGAAATGCCAGAGTATCCTGAGTATCCAGAAATTCCAGAACCGCTATAACCTGAAATTCCCGAAAAACCAGATATTCCAGAAAATCCGCTGTAACCGCTGATACCTGAAAATCCACTATAACCAGATATGCCAGAAAAACCGCTATAACCAGAAATGCCGGAAAACCCACTGTAGCCGCTGTAACCACTATAACCGCTTATGCCGCTATAACCGCTATATCCTGACATTGGCACATTAATGGAATCCCAAGACGTTCCATTCCACTGCCAAGTTGCGCCATTGGCGGTATAAAGTTGTCCTATTGTTGGCGATGCCGGAAAGTCTAATGATGCCATTTATTATTCCTCAACCAATTTATACCCGCAATTTTCAGGCAAACCATTTCTAATGGCTGTTTCCAACAAAGGAAAAATTACACAACCAGAAAATCCCATTTCTTCACGCTTATCATAAATTAAACATTGACCACTTGATTGTTCATAGTGTTCACAAAATCCATGCACATAAGTTCCATCCGAAAGCACGGTCAACTTTCTGCAACATCCACCATTGCATGACAATCCACCCGTGCAAGTTCCGCAAAGTTTCATTATGTCCACGCAATATAACTTACCTCAAGTGTTGTCAAATCTACAGCACCAGAAGTTAAGTTTTGAAATTGAATTGATAAAGTATCTGTTGCACTTGCCCAAGCCGCACTAACAAAAAATTGATATGGAAATGCTGTTTCGCAAGTTAAAACAATGCTATGACTTGTGGTTAGTCCAGTTAAAGTAAATGTTTGTGTTGCGACAGTTTGTTTGGCAACCGAAGCAGGGTTAATTGTTAAAGCTCCTTTTAATAAACTTGTAAATTGAGCCGTTCCACTATAACCAGAAATACCTGAGTATCCAGAAATTCCGCTGTAGCCGGAAATGCCGCTGTATCCTGAAATACCTGAGAATCCACTATAACCAGAGATACCAGAGAAGCCACTGTAGCCAGAAATCCCTGACCCACTGTAACCAGAAATGCCAGAACCACTGTAGCCAGAAATACCTGAATATCCACTTATGCCAGAAAAACCACTAATTCCTGAATAACCACTTGTTCCTGAAAAACCACTATAACCAGAAATACCAGAAAATCCGCTATATCCTGAAATTCCACTATAACCAGAAATTCCTGAATAACCTGATTCACCAATCAATGAAGTAAACGCATCGACCCACTGCGACCCATTCGCATCGGTGTAATATATTTTTAGTTTTCCAGATACATCATCCCACCACAAATCGCCTTGTGCAGGAGTTGATGGCGGCGTATCACTGACGGTTACAGAAGCGCCACCGCCACCGGCAGCACCAGAATATCCAGAAAACCCTGAAAATCCGCTTATACCAATTCCAGAATAACCACTATAACCACTTATTCCAGAAAAACCGCTATATCCTGAAACCCCTGAAAATCCAGAATAACCACTAATTCCAGAAAAACCGCTATAACCAGAAATACCTGAAACGCCATTGGCTCCATTTTCGCCACTATAACCAGATGTTCCTGAATAACCTGAAATACCAGAAAAACCAGAATAACCACTTATTCCAGAAATTCCGCTGTATCCAGAAATTCCTGAAAATCCGCTGCGTCCAGAAATTCCAGACGCTCCATTTTCTCCATTTATGCCACTAAATCCGCTATAACCTGAGATACCTGAAAAACCACTGTATCCAGAAAAACCAGATTCCCCATTGATTCCGCTAAAACCTGATATTCCCGAAAAACCACTATATCCAGAAATTCCAGAAAAACCGGAATATCCAGAAATTCCGGGAATTCCATTTTCTCCACTAAATCCGCTAATTCCACTAAAACCAGAATCACCAGAAAATCCGCTAATTCCAGAAAATCCACTATATCCAGACCAACCAGAAAAACCAGATAAACCGGATGCACCGGGCGGGCCTACAATTTGTCCTGCGTCATACCATGCAGAACCATTCCAAACCCACAAATTTCCATCATCCTGAACGATGTAAGCATCGTTTATTTGATTACCTATAGGCGGCAAATCTCCAACAGTCGCAACTTCGCCCTTGACGTTAATGCTGGTTCCTTGCTGACCACTAAACCCTGAGAATCCGCTATAGCCACTTACACCATTACCAGAGTATCCAGAAGTGCCTGACCAGCCAGAAATTCCGCTATCGCCTGAATAACCGGAAATACCACTAAATCCTGAAATCCCTGAATAACCTGATTCGCCACTAATTCCAGAATATCCGCTTTCACCACTAAAACCAGAAAAGCCACTTATTCCCGCTTCACCGGAAAAACCTGAATAGCCACTAAATCCTGAAGTTCCATTTTCTCCAGAGTATCCTGAAGCGCCAGAAAATCCACTGATGCCCGGTTGACCTACGCCAGATTGACCACTGAATCCTGAATAGCCACTAATGCCAGAAAAACCACTTGGGCCATAAAGACCACGATTAATAGAAATTTCAGTGCGCGGAGTTGGCGTAACCTGAACGTCAATATTATTGGCTTGTGAAACGGCCACTTCAGTTTCATTTACAGAAACCGAAATGTCGTTTACCTGCCCTTTAGTAATGGACAGGTTTGCCATTTAATTCACCACGCCATCGGAGCGAACCAAGAATAATAGAAAGATAATATTGTCTTGCGCGGGAGTGGAACCAGCCGCAGGGAAACTAATCTTTA